CTTGATGGGGCCTCATCAAAAACAGTAATGTCTTGAAATTCTAGATCTTGACCTGTATCCGCAGTATTGTAAATCGAATCATTATGTTCAATTCCAAGAACCCCAAACATCCCCTTTCCATTATCTGTGACTGTTACACATCTAAATTTCTGAAGATTGACAGTACTAACAGAAATTGCCCACGGAGCTTGAGATAATGGAACCGAGCTAAATGCAGGAAAAACATTAATAGTATTAGGGCTTGAAGAAACAGAAGAAATACCCCTAGTTTCAATTGACCCATCTGGCATGGTACATGTCATTTTTGGATCAATTCCATCATTAGGAAGGCTGACGTTAAGATCAACACGGACATGTTGAGCACCTGTATTAGCAGCGCTTACTCTTCCTGATAATTGCAAACCAGCTCTTAATTCATCCTGAACTGCAAAGACTTGACCTGGCGCACAATTAACGCCTTCTAATCCAACTTGAAAACTGACAGTTTCACCATCTAATTGTTCAACAGCTAAAAGCCATTGGCCTAGTCTTTGTGCTTGATACTTAGAAGTGCATCCAAACGCTGTAACTTCTCTAACTTGAAATCCATATTTTGCAATCAATGCTTGGTCTTCAATAATTACCCAATTTGCTTTATATAAATTATCTGGATCTTGATATTTAACACGTACAGTAGTACTTCTTGTTTTTAAAGAAGAACCGGAATATTCAAAGTCACCTTCAAAAACATTTGAATTTGTATAAACATGAACAGGATCAACAGCCGTATAAGTTCCCGTATCATAATCCCCAAGATTTCCATGATC